GTCAATGAATTCCATTATTTCTCTCCTGAAAACTTGTTAACAAACAAATATTACATCATCTACCTAAATCGTAGAGTAGGCGTAAGCAACGCCCCCACCGACATAAGCGTCAAACGTCCCCTCTATATCTTGTATTGTGAAAGTTGTAGCCGTTCGCGCAGTAATAACAACCTGAGACATATTGTAAGAAGTCGGATTGACTCCAATGATTGTCACCTTCTGACCTACGGCAAAATTATTGACAGCACTATAAACAATCGTTTTGTTTGTCTTTACCGCATTAGTAATCCCTGAAGAGCGTGTTTCGGTTACGCCTTTTTGTATGACAGTAAGGTCAATTTCGTTAAGTATGGCTATGGGCTCACGCATAACGATTTCGTCTATCTCTAGGTCATAGGAGATGTACGAACCAGCAAGAACTCTGTCGCCCTTTAGTAATGTCAGGTCCGAATATTCTTCACGTATTGAACTTTCGTCAATTGTGACGCGGAATGTTCCGCGTGCATCTGTTGCTCTCAGACATGGGTAGTCAAGCAGGGCTGCACGAACAACGGTCGTCAATCTGTCACGCATTATGGTCGCTTCTGCAGAAAACTCAGTACGAACCCAAACGTAAGTTCTCATTGAGTACTTTACGCGATACAACGGGTTGCCCCTATCGTGGCTAATCCTCTCCAGGCCAGTCATTGAGATTGCCGTGGTTATCACTGTTGGCCACTCGTCAAGCGCAATTGGCTCATGCGTCAAATATGTAACCGGGCTGGGTAGCGTGATGTCATCAATACCCCAGGCATTTCTGTAACTAACAAGTCGCGCCGGAAGGTCTGCGGTGAGATATGCACTTACATAAGACTTTGCAAAATGCGCACCATGCATTGGCTCAATGGTCATGATTCACCTACCCCGCAGCGTGCTCTGCCGCAGAATCTGCCCATTTTCTCTCGTACCGTTCGGTAACGAAAACGACTGGACGAGCAGGCATGTTGCTTGTTCCTGATTGATGGAACTCGGCATACTTTACGTTGGTTCCAAATGTCGCTTCTTTTTTGTCAATCTTGTTAGGATTGCCACGCAATTCAGATAATGACGTAAACAATTTTCCACTGCGAATCATTGGCCCTCTTCCAGGGAAGTTGACAGACTTCCAAGAACCATATTCTGCATCAAGTGGTTTCCAGCCTCCAGAAGGAAGTCCATTCTGTAGGAAGTTGTTTTTCCAGAGTGTTCTCAGGTCTTCTTTGGCTTCCTCAAATACTGGGCCAAAGTCATCCAAGTTGTCTTTGATTTTTTCAATCTCGTCTGGAATGTCATTGTCTACAAACCGAACCTTTAATTGAATTTTCGGCATTAGGAAACCCTTACTCGTTTATAACTCTTGACTGACGCCAACTCGCGGTCAGTAAATCCGGTTTCCATTGGGGCGACATTTCGTGGCTCAAGGTCTTTAATACCAACAACGTCATCGTGCATGTTTTGCATCTCACGAGTTGCGGCACGCAGAATTAACAGTTTGAAGACAGGAATACTGCTGCCATCAAGACCCGCGTTGTAGGAGATTTCAAAAACGTCATTAGCAAATCCGCGATAGACGTCTATCCCATATCTCCGTACGGTGTAGTCGTAGCCAAAGGCGTCTGCTGTTCCACCAGAAGAAAACGCTGCAATGTTTTGCGTAAAACCACCCACCACAAAGGTGGACGATGTAACGCTTGTGATTTCCCTGTCAACTATGTTGTACCCAGATGGCGTAATACCGGTAACTGTTACGTGTTGGCCTCTGGTGAATCCATGTGACGCTGCCGTGTAGGTGACATTCGTGCCTGATTTGACTGCATTGGTTACCGTGGCACGCCTATCTATGGATTCTGCCATGTATAAGCCGGGCGTAGATGTGTTTATGATTTTTACGTAATTAACCTTGGTTATGGGCGCGTTACGAACATAAATTGTCGGCGAAGGTTGTGAATACGTCAACGGGTTCATTGTCGTATCAAGTGACGTATTGTAGAAAAACGATGATGTTGGCATACCCACATGGTCATAGGGCAATACGTACTGTTCGGTAAATTCCTGAACCTCAATTGGCCTACCGAGATATGCCTCTAATTCACTCTGCAGTCCTTCCAGAACCATTTCGGCAGCATCTTGCTGGCGCAGGCTGAATCTGATATCCATGTAGGTGACAAGGTCATTAACTGTGACCAGCATAAGTCACCTCCAATTCGTGCAATACTTCAGCGTCCTGGAGTGCGACGGCCGCCACGAACTGCCCTACGGGCCGCACGACCACGACGGAGGCGGTCGGCAATTCTGGCACCAGTATCCCTGACGCGCCCGACAGCAAAATTAAGTGCCCTACGTAGTCGATTAGTCTCCGGCATTTTTCCTCCAAAATGAGAACGTATACCCCCGAGTATACCAGCGACTATTGGGCGTCTAGAGAACTACCTGTCACTGTTTGGTGGTGCTTCAATGACTATTGAGCCTGCTTTTTCAATAGTTCCTGGCGGTGCCTCAACCGGCACCCAGGCGCGCGAGTATGTGTGGTTTTTAATATCGCGATGCTTGATGATTGTTGCATCCAGCATCAGTTCAAGTTCTAGTGGCTTCATGGCAAAGTGTCTTACAAAATCCTCTTCAGAAAACTTCGTAGTCATTGAAAGCGTCCTGACAATGCTGGAAAGTTTCTTGGCGACCATACTCCCCTTGCCGCGATTCAATTGAACGTGCATGACCATTGCGTCAAGTTCATCAACGTCAACCCAATTCACTGGCACAACCCCACCCGTTGCCTCCATAAGGTGTTTGTTGCCCATAATTAGACGAAGACGCTGAGTTCCATCAATGACCAAGCGACCACTTTTCTGAACAATAAGTGGCGTCAAGATGCCATTCTGTCCGATTGAGTCTGCCAAGACCAACAGGTCTGGCCTCAGGATATGCGTAGCATTCCACTTTGGTTCAATCAATTCATTGACATTGACATTTGCGATGTCCATTACGAGTCCTCTTCCATTTGTTGCATTGCGGCTTGGCGAACAGTGTGTGCTCTCGTCTTTGGCATTTGTTGCATTGCGGCTTGGCGAACAGTGTGTGCTCTCGTCTTTGGTCCTACGGGCGTAACCGTATGACCCCATAGCGCGTGCATAAATATTGTGCGAATAAGCCATTCAAGCGGATACGAATACGGGTCTTTGGCGTGCTTTTGCCTAAATTCTGCAGCAAATGCTTTTGCACGCTGGGCAGTGTCTTGCCCCCAGCAGAACTGCTTAATGAACGGCATTACGCCATCCCATCCTTTTGCGGCAGTCGTGGCTATCAACTTTTCGACATCAAAATCTGGCCACCAACGGCGCTGGGCATCAATAATTGGGAAAACGTCATATAGGCGGTCATAGAAGTCTGGCTCTGTGGCAATAACGTCACCAATACGCCTCGCAGCAACGCTATGAAGTGGATGCCCAACACGATTATTGGAGCCTGTCAATGTTGCCAGGTCGTAATACTCGCAGTATGGGGCATTGTGCTCCTCGGAGAGGAACTTAAAAACATCATTAATCTGCCAGTCGTAAATAATTTTTGCAAACTTAACTGGCAATCCCTTTTTTGACTTGAATGGAGTAACGATGTAGTTCTCATTCAGTTTTTGGACAACTGACCTATACCGAACCATTGATTCCGCTGCACGGACTCCGGTAATGAAAGCGATATTTCCTCGCTTGCCAGCGGTTGTGTAGTAGTCAATATGTTCAGGGATTGGCGAAAAGTGGTCTAAACCGAAGTGGTATGCCGTTATTGCGTTCTCTGGGATTGGCCTGAAAAGGCGATTGCTAACAATTCTGTCTCCAGACCAAATCATCTCATCAAGTCGGCGACCTAGCGCCCACACCTCCAGACCCTGAGGCATGCAGTACCACTCCATATCGACCCAATCCAGGCCTCGGATGTACTCTACGTACCGTTCTACTGCTGGGCTAACAAATTCCTCATCACGAAAGATGACCTTAACCGGGCCAAGTCCACGTTCCTCGTGAATTTCCTTGGCTAAATAAAGAACTGCCGAAGAATCTTTGCCACCAGAAAATTGAACACATACGGAGTCAAAGGTGTCGTAGACGTGACGAATTCTTTGCCTAGCAGCCTCCACGCAAGAGATATCTAAGAACATGCGTTGGCGGGTCATTGGTCTACCTTAGCCCACCCCTGCTCGATGTACGACTCATGTAGTGTTCTATACCGAAAATCCTTCTTCATGAAATAGCCGTGCTTTCCAGTGACCTCGCAGGTCATTGAGCAAATTTTTTCGTATTTCCGGACAATTTCATCCATCTGGGTGCCATTGTCTGGATTTGATGGCGAGTAGTAGTAGCGAAGTCCGCCAAACTTTTCTTTGATTTGAAAAATCGTATAGTCGGGGTCAATCGCAGATAATTCTTTGTCGCAGTTGGAAATGAGTGTCCACCAGCCAGATTCACAGGATATTACGACACCATAATCTGGGTTGATGCGTGCAAGGACCGGCTGCAAAAACTCTGGATATTCCATGTCAATCCTTCTTACGTAGATTCAACTTGAGAATAAGTATCCCATCCTCAAGAGTTGCTTCGCAGTCACCAATCATTGCAAAGTCTTGGAAATCAATTTGTGCTTGATTTACGAAATGTGTTCGTTCAGGACCGGCAACAGGTGGTAGTGGCCGTTTTTTTACCGCGTCCGCACGCTCTTTAAAGCGGGCGAGCATGTCCTCAACTTTGAATTCCATTTTCGTATTCTTCTTTTGTTATGAATTGAACAAGAGTTTCCCTATCCCTGGGGACTGGGTCGCCCTGGGGCCAGAT